CTCTGAATCTGTCGGCGTGAAAGCCTCGCTCCGGGTGCGGTGGGGTGGTCGAGCATGGGTTCTCTAGCCCCTCAAGGTAGACCACAACCTCACCCTCTTGGCCGTTCAGCCCTACCCCTACACCCATCCCCCTCACCACATACACCTTGTCTTTGATTGGGAGGTGGTTGTAGAAAAGGATGATCTCGGTAGGGAAGCGGTCGTCCACACATATCACTTTCGAGCCTGCCCTCACCGTTTTTTTCCTCGTGGTTTTATGCCTTTTGCCCACGCTTCCGAGTTCCATTTGGGGCATTCTTCCCGCCTCTTTTTATGCACCCTCAAGGCTCGCTCCTTGTAGATTTGGCGCACCCTTTCAGAGCGTTGTATCCGAAGCACCAGCCCAGTCCGTTGTGATAGCTCCGTCAGCCGTGCCGAGATGGCCGCCCTTGTGTATGGCTTTCCTGTGCTTGGGTTGATGTAACGCTTTGCGATTGAGGTCAGCGAGTCGGGGCTTCGGTTGGTGGCTAGGGCTAGCAAGGATTCGTCCAAAGTATCGTCCCGCCGATGCCTCAACATTTGGCTGTCTCCTTCGTGCTTTATGGTCTGCTCAACTACCTCTGCCGTGAGCTTGGCTAACTGGTCTAGGTCGATGCTGGGGTTCATCGCTTGCATTTTTGCGAGCCGTTCCTTTACCCGATCTTGGAGCGTGTCGATATGCTCTGCCATATCGGGCGTGTAACTAGCCAAGATGCTATCCGCTGGGTCTTGGCCGAGGTGGTTCATTTACTGGATTTCCACAACTGCCGTTCGTCCCACCCTTGCCAACTCCCGCCTTGCTTGCCGTTCGCTAGCGTAGAAAAGGTCAACGACTGGCAACCTAGATTTGCCCGATGCCTTTCGGGATATGACTGCCGTTCCGGTATCGTGTGCGTGGTAGGTCTTGCCTTCGATGACTAGCTTTGTGCCGTAGGGGATAAGTCTGGGGTCAACCGCACAAGACTTGCCAGAAACTAACCGTTTTCCGGTGGAGCTTTTCCACCCGAACTCGTCCTCGCCAAGCCAGTAGGCCGTGATTCTGGCCTTGATGGTTTTCTTCGGTGGTGGCCTTGGGGTTTCGATCATTATGTTGGCCGCTTGGCTCGAACATAAGAGCGTGATGGCAAGGATTATGATGGCTTTTTTCATCGTTAGGAGACGCTCGCACAAATGGCGGTAGCGTCTTGAGGGGGATTCGTCCCCTTTAGTTCTTTTGCCTTGCTCGTTGTCAATCGGGGTTTTGAGTCTTTTGATCTGTGCCTCGATTTCCTTGGCCTCCATCTTATTGATTTTCTTGTTCACGCTTCAACGGCCTCCCGCCAATGGCATCGCTTGTTCCGTCTCTTGAGTTTGCCGTCCCCCTCAAGACGGCGGAGGTGATACTGGATTGCTCCGTGGGTTTTGCGTAGAACTTGAGCGATTGTGCAAGTTGGAATCTCGTTAGTAATCAAAGTGAACACGGCATCCCTCAACATATCGATGGTCGCTTGGTTTCGATTCTCTGCGTAGAGTTTCGACATCTCCTTGCCGGGGTAGCGGTCAGATAAAATGCCCTTGGCCTTTGCCTCGGAGGATGTGAAGGGTTCGTTCATCGAATGTGCAAGCTACTTTGAGTCTGATTTGAGGCAAGGGGTAGTTTTAAGTTGTTCAACAGAATAGATTTGTCTGCGTATTGCTTATTCTTGTCTTTGCTAGTTCGATGTATTCTGGATTAAGCTCTATAAGCAACGCATTTCTCCCATTCTCGATTGCCACTTCTGCCGTTGTGCCGCTACCTCCGAATGGGTCTAGGATTGTCCCATCTTTAGGGCATCCGGCCAACACGCAAGGCTCTATAAGTTCCTTTGGGAATGTTGCGAAGTGAGCTTCTTTATAGGGCTTTACATTTACCGACCAAACGCTTCGCTTGTTTCTTTTCCCATAAATAGTTTTTGGGCTTTGCTGTCCGTCTCCGTGCTTGCCATTTGGGTATTTAATTCGTATCCCATTTTTCATTTCTGTTGGATTGCTTTTTAGTCCCTCCTTCTGTCTTTCTGCCCTCTTGATTGTTCCGTTGCCATCCACATCCCAAACAGATCTCTCCTTAATCGATTCGTTGTCGAAGTAATAGTTCGGATTTTTGCTCATAAGAAAAATGTATTCGTGAGCCTTGGTGCATCTATCCGTAACGCTCTCTGGCATCGGGTTCGGCTTATGCCAAATAATGTCTTGGCGTAAATACCATCCGTCTGCTTGTAGTGCGAAGGCTACACGCCAAGGGATTCCAACAAGGTTCTTGTCTGGCAAACCACTTTCTTTTGTAGGTGCTATCGCCCTCCAAGTGTCACTCATTCCGTTCATTGGTTGTGCCGGGGTTGTCGTCTCTCCTTTCTTTGTCCATCGCTGGGCTGAATATGTATCGCCCAGATTTAGCCATAGCGTTCCGTCTCCCCTCAAAACCCTTCGTACCTCACGAAACACATCGACCATCTTTTGAACATAGCTTTCCGGGGTAAGCTCCAATCCTATTTGTCTATCCTTTCTTTCTGCCCCACATCTCTTGCACTTGTCCTTGTAGATTCCATCGCCAACCGCTCCCTCAAGATTTCTATGCCCAGTTTGAGTTAGTTCGCTTTGTTTGGAGTCTCTTTTGTGAGAACAAGTCGGGTCGCCTCCAATCCATTCGCCAGTTCCGTAGTCTCTCAATCCCCAATATGGTGGCGATGTGATACAACAATTTACCGAGTCGCTAGGAAGAGTTTTTAGAACTTCCAAGCAATCGCCTTGTTTGATTTCGTAGTTCATAAATAATACTCCGCAACATTCTTCCCGCTGTTCGTCTTTATGGTTCGCTTCTGCACATCGTAACCAGCCTTCCGCAAATCACAAACTCGGCTCGCCAACCGGAAACACTTGAACCATTCGAGGGCTTCCAGAGCCGTGAGGGTTCGCCCATTTTGCAGGTGAGCTAGGATTCGAGCGTTCTGGTCGTGGCCTTCCATCTTGACTGGATGCGTGGTTCTCATAAATGGAAGCTCGAACTGCTCGGCTTCTAATAATGCGATCATTTGATTGCCCTCCCGCTTGACTTCCGAGCCGTGAAGTTTTTGCTTTTTGCGTTCACGATTGAGGAGTGGTGGCATCCCCAAGCGTTTGCAATCTCCTTTACCGTCAGTCCCGACTCATATTGAGCCTTCCAAATCCCCCATCGCTTCTGAACTGTGTTGTGGGAACGATTTCCCCTTGCCCGATAACGCCCGAAGGTTGGCCGTAGCTCCCTTGGGATGTCTAGGGGGGTGGTTGTACCCATAACTAGGTTTGCAAGCCCTTTGGAGGCCAATTCTGAGCGATTATGAGCCATCTGGGCGGTGAGTGTGCTTATGAGTTGCTCGAATTGGGCAATTTTGTCCTCGCAACACTTCACTCGGTGGATTGTGGCCGCTAAAACGAGGTCGTTCACGGACACCCTGCCTTTTCCCACGCTTCAAGCGTCTGAAAGCCCATAATTTTGTAGGTTGGAGGGGATTCACACCCCGACTTGATTGGTTTTTTCATTGGTTGGTTTCCTTTGGTTGGTTGTTGGTTGCTCCTACGCTGACAATTTCTCGCACACGCCCTCCAATCCTTTACCGAAGCCCTGCCCCCGACCTTCCATCCATTCGATTGGTAGTAATCAAAAGCCGACTCCGCATCCGTAAGCCTCCATCCGATCTCATTTGCAAAGGCAATCCATTCAGCGTGCGTGGGGCGCAAGCCCTCTCTCTCTTTCTTGTTATCCTTATTACTATAACTCTTACTATTACTATTACTCTTATTATATATGATAGATGGTTCATCTATGGATGATAGATGGTTCATAGATGACGCATCTATGGAGCATCTATGGGTTATCCTTCGAGCATATCCAGCCGATCTTTCCTCCATCTTTGCCAGCCCGGAGGCCACTCCTCCGTGATAGATTGCCCCATCTTTAATCTCATAAACCCCTGCAACCTCAAGCTCTTGAAGAAGTGGCTTGGCATCTTGCCCAACCATCCGACTGATCTGCTCTGGGCTTGGAGGGTTGCCGTTGATCGTTAGCTTGCCGCCAGCGTTGGCCTTATACATAAGGCAGATTAGGTGAATCCATAGCCCCTTGGCCTCAAGGCTCACCAAGGCCAGCTTCTCATTCGCCAGCCAGCGGTTAGGTTCAAATGGAAACCAGAAAGAATCTCGCTTCACTTTTTCTTCTCCACATCTCGCTTTTGATATTTCTTGGCTCGTTCTAGTAACTCTTTGGTGATTCGATGCGAGTAGTCTAGGTGGCTTATGATGTCCTTGTAAGACTCCCGCTTTGCGTGGTCGAAGTCTTTGAACAAGTCCCTCAACCTCTTGGACACAACGGAGTGGAATTGCTCTACGAGCTTTAGTCTCTTAACGCTCATAGTTGTCCCACCAGTCTTTTAACCAGCCCAACAATCGGCCTAGCAGATATAGCCCCAGAATGAATACGCTGTATGAGCAGACCGCAACTACGAACCACACCGCTAAATGATTCACGATGTATGAAAGGAAACTCACCATTTGGGTGCGGTCGGCCACTTTGCCCAAAGCACGACTTCGGTTTGTTGACCCCAGTTGTGGGCGACATAGTCCCCCTGTAAGTATCTCCCGCCGATAACTTCTTTTCCTGTATAGATAAGCACCCTGCTATTTTCATTTGGTTTCTCCTTGGTTGTTTTCCACTCTAACATTGACCACTTGGTTTCTGGTATCCGAACATCAATGGCCGACATCTGCGAGCCTCCTAATTGCCACCACCACCTCGTTTAAGATTCCGGTGATGACTGCATCCTCTGTTCCGTCTGCCAGTTGTTGAACTAGATCGGCACATCGTTCTCTTTCGAGGTCGGCGGCCTTAATCCTCACATCGTTAAGGATGTCTTGGATAAGTTCAGAATGGGATTTCATCGGGTGTTCCTTTGCTTAACGCTTCGCTCTCCAAAAGAATTTCTTGGATGATTTCGTTGCGTATGATGTCGTTCTTATATGGTTGACCGTCCTTGCCGGGTTTCAATTCCTGCTTTGATAGCCAGTCCAAGTAGTCCAAGCCCTTATCACCGAAGGCGGCGATCTGCCGAAGGGTTGAGCCTTTATACTTGCCGAACTTCAACTCCATATCCCTCGGCTCTGTGCCGTTGGTTTTATTGGGGGAGTTTAGCTTGGCCGTGATATCCGCCAAGTCTGATTTGCTTATCTTCGCGGGTTCGGCCTTGGGCGCTTCCTCAAACTTCTCCGTGTTTATATCTTGGAATCCACCATAAGGAACTTCCTCGGCTGGTGTGGTGGATAGGCTCTTGTCGATCAATACCACGATGTGTGCAAAGGCAGAGCGACAAGCCCTACTGATTGCTCTGGTCTGGCACATCGCTCGCTTGGCATAGGTAGGGCGGTTAGCCCACATAGGCTCGTCATCACCCAAGAACCCCTCGGCACTTGATATTACTTGGCCGTTGTCCATTCGCTTCACTTCACCGATGCAACGATAGCCATCTTCGAGACGCTCAACATCTCTTGCACTCGCAACGCATCCGTGAGCTACTGCGATGGATTGCCAGCCCTCGACACGAACATACTTCTTATCGCCCTTGCCTATCTGCTGGGCTGTTTCCATTACGATTGCCCTACACACGCCAGCTACATCGGTAGCTTGTCGCATATAGTTTTGCACTCCGTTGGAGTGGCCTAGGCCGTGGTCATTCTTTAATACTATCTGTTCATTCATTTGGTTGTTTCTCCTTGGTTTATTTTTTATTCTGTCCGTCATCGAATACGCCAAAGCCTTCGGCGTTTTCTTTCTGTGTCTTGGGTAAGTTCAAAAATCTAAAGTCATTCCGGCTGTCGAACTCTGTATCGGGGAACGCTCCAAACACTCTTACTACCCATTCATCCGTAGTTTCATTTGGTAATTTTTTCTTGGCTGGTTCTTGATGCCAGAATGTAGGCACTTCTTCACTCATTTTTTTGTCCTCTCTTTGATGGTTTCTACTATCGGGGAAAGCCACTTGGCTGATATGTCGTGGGAGGGAATGCGGAAAACTAGGATGCCCATTGACGCGGCGAGGTTGTATTTTTCCATGTCATTCAAGAACCCGGTTGGCCTCGTGTGTCTGCCCCTACTCCACACCCCTCCCTCTAGCTCGATAGCGATGCCAGAGGTTAAAAAGTCCACATAGTAAT